ACTTTCATCGTGTACTAATAACTTTAGTTTTTCACCATCATAACTATTATCACCTGTATTTTTCCAGTCAATAGTTGTATCTAATCCTTCTAACTCTTCTTTATTATCTATTGTTATATTTCTTCTAGTTAATTTACTAGCTGGCACTCTAAACGCTAATTCTGTTTTAGGTCGATCCATACCATCTTGAATCGGTTTAAAAAAGAAGGGATAGTTTACTGATATTGGCACTACCTTGTCTGTAAACATCTTTTTAGCATCAGGACCTGTTTTAGATAATATACCAAAACGTGAGTCACTTGATATTGTTGCTTGGTTAACTACTTCACCTGAAGCCATAAATGAAAAACCAGATCGTCTATTTTTTAAATAACACATACCGTAGCATCTGCTATCAGCTTTACAAGCTTCCCAAAATATATAAAATAATCTATTAGCTTCTCTAAAATCAGGTTTACCTACGTCTATCTTAGACCATTGTAAGTACATGTAATGCGTACCTGTTATGTAAGTAGGAATATCATTGTTATAAAACCAAAAACCTTCATCTCTTTTTGTAAATTCATTCTCTATGTAATCAATGTATTTACTTTTAAAGTCATTTGGTAAGTTTTTCCAATCAAATATAGTTTTTACTCTTTGTAATTCTTTTGGATAAAGCTCTACCTCCCATTTATTTGAATCAAACTTTTTTATTTTTTTAGGTGTTTTCGGTAAAGCTATATTCAAATTTTGTATGCTATACACATCACCTATCATACCTGTCTTGCTTATAACTACAATATCATGCTCTTTGTTATAACCATATTTCCAAGCTTTTTTCTTATTAAGTCTCTTTATTGTATTAGACCTAATAGGTTCTACTACTTTATATAAACTTTGTTCGTACATTACTTAGATCTTCTTTCTGCAAAACCACTAAAAGCTTGTGGTTTATCATCTTCTTTTACTTTACCGTCAAGCATATTCTGCTCGTCTTCTATACGATTTAATATCTCGAATGCATCAAATATGGCGAGCTTTTTAGTAGCGGCAGCGTTCTTGAGTCTATCTGCTGAGATGTCATCATCAGTTTCCACAATCGGTTCTTTCGCGACTTTAACAAGTTCTTTGACTGCTTCATAACCAGCTTGGATTATACTCTTTTTCCTTTCCTTGATATTCATATTTAATTGTAATTGAATTGCTAAATATTCTATATAATTTATCTTCGTCTATAACAAACTCATACTCTGTGTTAGGTTTAAACCCGACTAAATCACCAGGTTTTAAACCAGCTTCTGTTAAGTATTTATCACAATATTTTAATATACCAACCAAAGGTTGTTCTTTATCATCATTAAAAATATTATTAGACATAGACTCTATTGGTTTAACAAAACAAAAAGTATCATTTGCTTTCCAGGTATCGTTTGTTTTATATAAAAATATTTGATCTGGAAAAACAAAATACATATCATCTTTATAATATGATTTACTATCTTTTTCTCTACCTCTTATATCGTTCCACCTTCTAAAAACATTATGATGTACTATAACTATATCACCAACTTTTATGTTTGTATCACCAACAGTTGGTGTAGATATAACTTCAGCATGTCTATTAACATATTGATGTGAAAAGTTTTCAGCGTTGAGTATTAACTCTTTGTCGCCTACTTTCTTTTTGTTATTGTATCTATTATCATTTAAAGGTTTAACTATAAAGTTTAAAACACTTTTCACTAATATTCTAAATTATATTCAACAGCTATAGCCATGTTTTTATTAAAATCTTTCCACGGTAGTATTTCATCTTCTTTTTTTATAAGTATTTTAAACTTATCTTCTTCTTCAATTATATCGCAGATAAGATGACCTCCGTAAACTTCTTGGCCTACGGAGTAGTGCATCGCTTCGTTTTTATAATCTCTACCTATACTTATTTTACGAATTAAGTTTTTCATCTTTCGGTAGAACATTTATAGATCCGTCTTCTATATTAATAGAAACATCACCGTATTTTTCTTTTAACTTTAAGTTGTTTGATTGTAATTTATTTTGTATATCTGTTATCTGATTACAAAGAGCGTTTTTCTGATACTCTAAATTACCAACTTGCATTTGTGTTTTGTTGATTTGACCAACAAGAGCTTTTATTAATTGTAGCTCTTCATCTGTAACTTTTTCAGCAACTTTTGCTTTAGGTGCTTTTTTACTATAAGTTTTTGCCATAATTTTATTTAATTTAAATTTGTTTCACTATTTTATTATTACTCAATTGTCACACTTTTTACTTCTTTTTGTCAGGTGAAGCTATATACCAGTTTTTATACTTTTCTCTTTTAGCACAAATATACTCAATATACTTATCTACTTTTGTTTTCCAGTCCTTGTCTATAGCTGGATTTATTATACCAGACTTATAACTAGAAAATGTTTTATCAACATAATGTTTTATATTATCTTGATGATGATATAAAAAATTATTTATACAATAAAAAGATCCCATACGTATATTGTTCCAAACATCTACAGGTTCTATTGTTTTACCTAAAACACCAGCAAATAAAGGGCTTTCGCTTATATGTGTAGAGTAAACACCTTTTGCTTTCTGCATGTAATAATACATGTCTACGTTTTTAGGTAATATATTTTCTTCACCAAAGAAATCTTTTAGTTCACCTATAATTTGATGTGTTGTTATAGGGTGTGGTTTAAAATAAACATTATTACCATGTTTATTAACTATATGTTTTAATCTATTTAAACATACATTTTCTCTTAACTTGTTAGATCCTGGTAAAACTATTAAATAATCTTTAGCAGGGTATCTTTCTAAGTCTTCTTCTCTATCTTGATATTTATTAGCGTTGCTATCAACAACTTTTTTAACTAACCAAGATGAATAATCTAACACTTTTGTATCTTTATCATACCAAGCATCTAGCATTTGTTCATTACGCATTTTAAAATTTAGTGGCTGTAAATAAAAATTACCTGCGTACTCGGTATATGCTAGCGTTTTAAAGTATGGCATTTCTTCTGCCATAACATCATAACTGTGTTCTAAACCGTTTTCGCCACACTTTCTTATAACATAACCTTCAACTTGTTCTAAGTCGTATAAGCTGTTATTTTTTTTAAGAGGGCCTATTCGCTTTCTAAGCTCCTCTTTGTTAAACATTTCCATATAATTAAATTTAATTGTTATAGTACTATAGTCACATATTATTACACTTTTCTACCTAATTACTCGTTATTGCCTTGGAAAGGATTAGTACCAAGCTGTCCAAATTGATTAAAATTCTGATAATAACCTGTATTTGTTGAGTAAACAGTTGTAAATGTAGTAGTAGTACTGTATATTGTTGTTGTACTTGTGCTAGTATTATAGTTTGTTGATATACTTGTTGGCACTGTAGTACCAAAGCTAGTAATTGTGTTAGTACTTGTGTTATAAGTAGTAGTGGTACCGGTTGTAGTATTATACGCTGTAGTTGTAGCTGTATTGTATACTGTTGTTGTACTCTTACTAGTTAAAGTACTAGTATTAAACGTTGTTGTAGTAGATTTACTAGTGGTCTTAGATGTTGAAGTACTAGTATTGTACTGTGTTATAGTAGGTTTACTAGTTATAGTAGACGTATTAAACGTTGTTGTATAAATAGTAGTTGTATCTTTAGAAGTACCATGAGATGTATTTCTATTTGTACTATATGTTGTATTTCTTTGTGTTGTGGTACTAGTGTTATACGTAGTAGTATAAGCTGTAGTAGTATTTTTATTAGTACTATATGTTGTAGTTCTACTTTCTTGAGTTGTAGTAGAAGTGTTAAACGTTGTTGTAGTACTAGTGTTATATACAGTTATAGTTATTGTATCTGTTGTTCTACTAGTACTTCTAATAGTCTGAGCTGTACCAAAAGTTAACTTCATTGTTATTTGATACGTAGTATATACTGTGGTAGTACTAGTGTTAAATGTTGTTGTTGTACTTGTACTAGTATTAAATGTTGTTGTCGTATTATATACTGTTAAAGTAGACGTATTAAAAGTTGTTGTAGTGTTGTTGTTAGTACTTACTGTAGTGTTTCTTTGTTCAGTAGTATTCTTGTTAGTACTCCATGTAGTATTAAATACTGTTGTTGTACTTGTATTAAACACGGTATTAGTAGTATACGTAGTAGTTGTAGCTGTATTATAAACAGTTGTTGTTTGTGTACTAGTGTTGTAAGTAGTAGTTGTGTTGTTATTTGTACTTACCGTTGTATTTCTTTGCTCTGTTGTATTTTTAAATGTAGCATAAGTAGTATTAAAAGTAGTTAGAGTAGAAGTGTTAAACGTCGTGGTAGTCGTATAAGTAGTTGTAGTAGCTGTATTGTATATTGTATTTGTACTAGTACTTGTGTTGAAATAAGTTGTTGTTTCATGATTAGTACTAACTGTAGTATTTCTTTGTTCAGTAGTGTTTTTGTTTGTAGAGTAAGTTGTATTTCTACTAGTAGATCTAGAGGTATTATAAGTTGTTGTAGTTGTATAAACAGTAGTAGTTGACGTATTATACGTAGTAGTTGTAGTTTTAGTTGTGTTAAATGTTGTACTAGTAGTATAAGTTGTCGTAGTGTTTCTACTTTCTGTAGTGTTTTTGCTAGTAGCAAAAGTAGTTGTAGTGTTTCTTGACTCAGTAGTATTTCTTGATTCAGTAGTATTTTTTGACGTTAAATAGTAAGTAGTCCAATAAGTAGTATATGCAGTAGTAGTACTTCTTGATTCACCAGTGTTTTTACTAGTCGATCTAGAGGTATTACGTATAGTACTCGCAGATGTCGGTCTTGTTGTGTTTCTACTTGTATTTGGCATCTTAACTTATTGTTTCACCAGATATTGGTATTATTATTCTACCACCTGATTTTAAATTACTATTATAATTATTAACTAAATTTGTTTTATGATCTTGAGATATATCATCTGGCTCAGCCCATAAATCACATATAATTATATCATACTGCTTACTCAATGTGTGAGTAAACTCATTACCGTTAATAACATTAATATCACTATTAATCCAATTAACAACTTCTATTATTTCAGCATCACTTTCTATAACATCTATACTCGTAATACCTTTGTTTATTTTTATATATTCTGGTAATAAACCTAAACCTAAACCTAAAACTAATATATCACCCCACGTAGCTCCATTGTATTGAGTGTTTGTGTCATTAAAACCACAATCATTACAATCACCAGCTCTTATTTTAGCTGTTACCTCTGCATTATAAAATCTATGCACCACATCTGTTTTATATTTTAATTCAGATATAATATATTCTTCATTATCACTATTTACTTTAGTTACTTTATTTATTTCAAAGTTAGTTCCGTCGTGTGCAGGTATTAAGTTTTCGTTTATCATAATATTAAATTTGTTTAAATTCTACATCAACTTCTTCCATGCCATAATCAACCCATTGATACCCACAAGAGTTTATTATAACTGCTCCGTCAATATGTTCAATTTCGTCGGCTATAACACCTTGCCATACACCTTTACCATATTTTTCATCTTTAAATTTAAATGAATATATGTTTAATCCTTTTGGTG